AAAGAATAAACATTCGAACACATATTCGAATAAGACACCTAAACACTACATATAGTGTGCCCTACCCGTACCAGTCATTCATGGGGGTGGTGTTGATCCTCTGCTTTGGTTGCATCTTCTGTGTGCTGCTTTGAGTTGTGAGTTTGGGTTGCCTGCTTCAACGTGGTCAGCTTCGATACGGTCTCCAGGCATGAAGGGTGAGTTGCATAGGTGGCAGACTGTAGCCGTGTTCCTAATCCACTGTGCCTGCTTTCTATATGTGGAGTTGTATAGGAGTTTCTTGCGCGCTTTACGTTCAGGGTTGTTGTCGCGTTTCTTTGCTTGTGCTGTATCCAGTTGCTGCTGGTGTGTAGGGCAGCGAGTGCCACGACTAATAGCGCCACAGACAATGCAAGGCTTATTGAATCCCATACTGTTCCTGTCATTAGAGTTCACCTATCACTGTGCGAAGCTTTGACGCTAGTGAATCCCAGTTGAGGTGTTGTGCTTGTTCTTTTGCGGCCTGACTGTGGCTGTGCCAGTTCTTCCGTATGGCGCGTACCATGTCTGGAGTGTACATCACTGAGGTGATTAGGAGATTGTCATAGCCTCTAGCGCCTAGTGGTGTGGTGATGACTGGTAGGCCGTAGCTGAGCGCTCTAGCAATTTTGAGGTGTGTTCCTGATCCCTGCTCTGTGAGGTTGATAAAGGCGTGAGCATGTTGGAAATACCAGTCGCGTTGCTTGTCAGTCACATAGCCTATGAGTTGTACGTTTGGCGCGTCTGATTGTACGACTTGAGCTACAGGGCCAAGTATCTGAATAGTGTATTCAGGCAGTAGGTGTGCGAGTGCTATCAGGTTCTTTGCGGCCTGTACGTTAGGGCCGTACTGTGAGCCAATAAAGATGAGGTTGAGTTGTTCACCTGTTGCTATCACATCTGATAACTCACAGCCGTTAGGTATGAGCGTGCTTGGCGTGGTGAAGGGGAAGGCTTTACGCATATTGGCTAGGTCTTGCTCACTGCAGTAAATCAGGTGTTCAGCGCCTTGTGTGGCTCTACGCTCTAGGTCAGCGACTAGAGGGAACTCTAGCGCTCCCATGCCTAGCTGTATCCCTGTGTTGACTGTCTCACAGTTGTGGCTGTCTAGTATGTATGGCCGTTCACCGATGAGGTCAACTAGCCACGGGTGTTCGAGAATGATTAGATCAGGGTCGAATGCTTCTATGGCGCTGGTGAAGTGTTTGAGGTTGCTCTTGGTGAGCATAGGCATAGGGTCAAATGTCTTTATGCCTGATGCCATGAGCTTGCGTGCTTGCGCTACTGCTTCAGGGTCGGCTGGTATGACGCGCAGGTTCACTTGCCCTATACGTTGCTGAGACTCTTGGCCGTTCCAGTCCAGGCTAAAAACTGTGACTTCACCGATGCGGCTGAGTAGATTCCAGCAGCGTTCTGTACCGCCTGATTGTGCAGGGTAGATAGGCCACGGGGTGAGCGCTAAGACTTTCATTTTGTTACCCCGTCAAGCCATTCATCAATATAAGAAGCGATTAGTGCGCCAAACTCTTCACAGTTGTCATTCTTGGTGCAGGAAGATAAGTCTTGTACGCGGTCAATAATGTTTGCCCTGATCCGTTCACGCTCTTCACGCCTAGCATCAGCAACAATGCCTTCATAAGCCTTGAACTGTTCCCACTCACTCATCTATGTCTGCACCTTCTGCCCACACACTACAGAACTCCCATGCTTGCTGAAGTGATACTGCCATTCCGGTTAAAGCTATATGACCGTTAGCTGCCACTGTAAAGCGGTAGCCTTCATCAGTTTCATCAATGGTAATGATGGCGTTCAATCTTTTCCCCAGCCTGTGCCGTTGAATGTGACTGAGGCTACACCAGGTTTACGCACTAGAGGAATGAGACAGTAGGTACATTCAATAACGACATCTTCGGCCATGCCGTGAGTGATTAGTTCGCGGTATCCACAGGCGCAGCGGTAGTCATAGGTTGGCATTCTCTAGCGCCTTTCTAGCTATCTCTAACTGTCGGTCAGTGAATGTGTATTTCTTAGGCTGGTACTCTACAGGGTTGTATTCAGCGTCATACATTGCAATGCTAAACAAATCTAGTCTTGCACCCTGACCAATGGCGTTGCATACGCGCAGAATGTCTGCCTTGCTGAATAGCATTGTGCCGACTGTCTGGCGTTTGTTGATCTTCTCAACCTTTGACTGCACATATCCATGACGCGCCCACATATAAATGTTGCGGCGGTTTCTACCCGTGATAGCTACGGCTTCACGCGCTGTAATCCATTCCATTTCATCCCTTTCTTATTTACAGTTTATACACAGTGCCAGTGAAATCTGTACCCTTTTCCAGCAGGAATGTGACCAGTCCAGGAACGCTATCTTCACCGCTACGTTTCTTGTACCAGCCTGAGCCGTTGTCTAGCGTGCTGGCCATGATGACGAAGCGTGAACCGCCTGACTGTGTTGATCCCATCTCAGTAACGCGCAGGTGGTGGAAGTGACCGTGGCATAGGATAGTGGCCTCAGATACGGGCTGGCGGCCAAAGGCTTGTTTCTTCCACCATTCGCCTATTCCCTCTGGGCGCTGCACCTGATGACCATGAACCAAACCTAGAATGTGGAAGCCGTCACCGAACACATCTAGTGCGAGTGACTCATCATGTGGCTGTGGCTCTATAAAGCGAATAGGAAGCTCAGTCTCCTGTGCTAGTCGCGCTAACTGGCGGCCAATGTAAACACCCCAGTCATCAGTTGCCTTGCCCACTACCTGACCGCCTACACGCCACTGACAGTGATTAGAGCCTATAGAGGCATAGGTTACATCAGGTACGAGCTTCACGATGAGCTTGAGTGTCTGCCAAGCAAACGTGGTGGCAAGGTCAACCTGTTCCATGATGCTCAGGTCGTTTGACTGCAGCTGCTGCATATTAGCGGCGTTGCTGAAGTTCTCTACAGTATCTCCCATGTCAGCAAATATGACACGGCTAGGCTTTTCACGCTTGAGCTGATCAACTATGCGCTGCTGCATCAGTGTCACGCGCTCTATCAGGGCCTGTGAGTCACCACGATAATCCACCTTGCCTACCTGCAAATCTGACCACAGAATCACTAGAGCCTTGTCAGTAGTCTGCTTCAGTGGTGTGAGCTTCACCTTTTTATTGGCCTCAGCCAACAATAGTGGTAGGTCAATGCCTGCAGTCTTGCGTTTAAAGTTGAACCGATACGAGGTCAACCAAACCAGTTCGCCATCTTTCTGCTGTTGCCAGCGGCTAGTGCGAACGGGTGGAATGACATCAATACTGTCAGGATCAAGCCCTGCATCAATGAGGAACTCATCAAAGTTCTCAGGCTCACTGTCATATCCAGGAGTTACAGCTGTACCTTCGCTACCGTCAAATTCTATACCAGGTTTATATTTAGACTTGGACTGAATCTTAGGAGCAGGGGTCAAGTTTTCCAGCATTAGCTTAGTTTAGTGCAGGCGCATGAGCCTTTACGATGCTTGCGAATGATAGTAGCGCCAATGTCTGACTGCACACGCTCCCTTAAAGCGTTACTAAGCGACTCAGCGCTGAAATCCAAATCGTCAAGATAGCCCAGCATGAGCTTCTGATCTTTATCTTCAAGCTCATCTAGGAAGCGGCCAATCTTGCATTTAGGTACAGCTTTTACAGGCTTCAAATCTTCCAACATCACTTTCCCCTTACTAAAGTTACGAGTAGTGCCAGCGAAAAGAACGCCGCGACAATAAAACCTAGAGTGGCCGTTACCGGCTCAGCCTGCACAGATAGCAGGATAAGCACGACAACAGTCAGCAGCACAAACCAGTTGGCTACATTTTTAGACATTAGAACGGGGTTTCCGTATCGAAGTCAACAACAGCTCTTTCATAGCCACGGTCAACAGTGCCTGCCTGTGGAGACTGCACTGCAGTGGAAACGACAGGCTTAATCTTTACAGCCTTCAGCACGAGGGTAGAACCCTTCTTGCCATCCTTTTTCCACTTCTCAGATACGCTCACGCCAGAAACTTCTACACGATCACCAACGCTGAACTGTGTGAAGTCAATGTCTGCAGGCTTTCCAGCAGCCTCATCCCAACCAGCCTTGATAGTCCAGTAAGTAGTGCCGATAGTTTCATATCCTGTAGGTGTTTTCTTGCGGTGAGGCTCTCCAACCTTCATAGCCCAGTTAGGGTGCTGAGGGTTTGCCTGAGTCCAATCGTTGACAAAGCCAACCATTTTCTCAATGTTTGCCATTTCTTATTTCTCCTTATTATCTACAAGCGCGACACGCTTGATCTCTTCCATTGCCACTTCAGGAGACATAACCCCTGAAACGTTTGCATAGACAATGGTAAGTATTTGGTTCAGTAGGTGCAGTTGCCCTACTAAATTATCTGCTTCTTCAGAAGTCATGGTTTCCCTTTCATGGCATTAATAGCAATCTCTAATTGCCTTTCCGTAAACTCTATACCACGGCTAGAAGGTTTGTCTTGCTTTTTTAGATACTTTTTAGCTTTTACTGGTTGGAGTCTGAACCGTTCTTTCTCTACACGATTACGATAACGCGAAGATATTTTACGGTTAAAGAAAACGTCAGCAGCCATCAGGTTTACAATTCTGTTGGAGTCCACGGCCATACACCGCCTCTACGCATAAAGCGTGGCCAGTCACGAGCATCACGATCACCGCGCCAGCGCACCACATCGAAAGAACCAGGGTCAAGCTTTGACTGTCTGATTCCCATACCAAACTCAGGCCAGCCCATCAGTGCTGCAGAGCCACGAGGCCTCATCTCTCTATCTCCACCGCTAGAGACAGCGTGGCCAGCATGAGCTTCCATCACTAGAGCAACTCCACGGTCACGCAAAGTATCTAGAGCAGACAGCAGTGGTGCAGCGTCATCATCGTTATTGATAGCACGAGAAGTCAGCCGATATAGAGGGCCGATAAATAGCACATCAGGGTTGTGTTCATCTAGCAAACGATGCACCTGACCTAAATGAGCCTCACGGGTTATGTCTAGCCGTGGTGAACACGCCAACTGAACTGTCAGGCGTGGATCAGCTGAGCCTTCACGCGCCGCCTTGTCAGCGATAGAACGAGTAGCTCTACGCCACTGCTGTTCAGTGTTCTCAGCATCAACAATCAAAGTCTTTACAGGCTCTATAGGCTGAAAAGTAGTTGGGTGGATACCTGCAGCGCTCAAGATAGCAAGCTGGCGTACAAACGTAGACTTACCTGCACCCTCAGTACCTGTCAGCACGAATCTATCCTTGCGCTCTAACAGTCCAGGAATGCACCAGTCATATTCATCATGGCCTTCCAGAATCTCTACGAGGGCTTTGGAGCGTAGGTCAGTTCGTATCGTGCCTTGCTGAGTATCCTTCAGGAACTGAATACTTTTAGCAATGGTTTCACCAGGCTCAGGAGCATCAGCCTCAGCTAGTAGGTTATGTCCAGCCTCACGAATCCTTCGGCGCACAGACTCAGTACGAACCTGCTTAGCATATTCAGCCACTGAGTGAGCATGAGGCACAGCGTCAGTGAGCTTGTAAAGGTCAGCTACTGTGATGCGGCGTAAACCCCACTCAGGAAGCTTTCCAGACACAGTCAGCGCGTCAATATGTTCCATCCCTGCACGCATCTTCACGAGGCCATTCCAGAGCGTTTCAAGCTCAGGATCAGAGAAGTCACTGCCACTAATCTCAGTCAGGGCAAATGGAAAGACTTTGCTATCTAGAAGGATAGAACCAATGACGGCCTGCTCTACCGCGCTCACGATAGTTCAATCTTCTGAGCAATCATCCACGCATTAGGATCAACAGGAGTTGCCACTGCAGGAGTCTCATCTGACCAACGCTCACCATTCAGCCAAGTAGCAGCATGAGGTACAAACTTCACATCAGGCCGATTAGGACTGAGTGCATAGTCACGAGCCTTAGTGAGTAGATCAGCCTCACTAATCTTCTTGACAGCTTTCTCATAAGCCTTGAGCGCATTAGCCTTGCCCTCTTTGCGTGGCCAGAGCGACCAAAACTCATCAAATTCCAGCGCCTTTGGTGCTGTAGTTAATAAGGGTTGGGTACGGGTCGGGTCGGGAGAAGCGTTACTAACGCTCTCTGTAACAGCGTTACTTTTGCCGTTTCTCCAGTCATTTACACGCTTTTTAGTATCTTCACGCTTCTTCAAAACTTGAGCCTTTTCTGGCTGGTATTTGGCCCAGTTCTGGCTAGAAAATGTCTCACTTGTGGCTGAGTAAGTCCACAGGCCTGCATCAACCAATTCCTGTGCAGCTCTCATACGACTGCCTAAAGCCTTCAATTTAGACTTAGGAATCACACCATCAGTGAGGTGACAGGCGCTCCAAGAACCTGCTCTGATCCAGAGTGCAGTGGCTGCATCAGACAGCTCAGAAGTGACAGGGTGTGACCAGAATCGGTCATCTACTTTGAACCAGGGCATCAGTTCACCTGAGCCAATAGCGACTCAGTGCGCTGGTTATCGTAACCCAGAGCTAACGTCATCTCAGCGGTGCTGCAGCCATACTGCTGAGCAAGCTTGATATAGGTATGCAATGTCTTTACTGCAGACAGTGACTCATCATAGCTACCGCGTGCTTCAGTCAGCTTACGGGCTGAAATGGTCAGATAGTTCAGCGCTATATCGCGCTTGTCTTTGTCTATTGTTAGACTATTCATACGGAACTCAACTCCTAGTGTTGTGCTTCTGAGGCTCTAGTTAAGGTGTCACTACCTAGCTAGGGCCGTTTTAATTATATGTCTACTGTATCAATCTAAATCATATAGATCAGAGATTACTGCTTCAGCCGTGTTCTCACTAATTGGATACCGCGAATCACCAGCCAAAAGAAACCAACCATCACTGTAACGCACAGGAATACTAGCAACATCCATGCGGTCAGCAACAGCGCGGCGTATAGAAAGACCATTGCGCTCACAATAATTCCTGAACTCATGACTTGACTCTATCAAGCCGTTGTGAACTATGCACATTGTCACAAGGCAGTTAGGCGCATCCCATTTAGCAGAACCGCCCATACCCCTACCAACGCGGTGCTGCAGCGTTAGAATGCCCATACAAGGCTGTATAGTCTCCCATATAGTGCCAGAGACTACACAAGTCTCATGATCACGCTGAAACACGATAGGCCGCGACTTAGCAACCTGATATTTACTACGCTTGCCTACGCTCACGATCAAGCTTCCTTTCCCAATTCTTTACCTGCTCAAACATTGAAAACAGGTCATTGCGGCCCTGACGCCATGCAGCTTTAGCAATAGCGCTAGGGGTGGAACTCATAGCTTCGCAAATTTGCACAGGTGACATACCGCCACCAAGCAGCCAATCAACTTCTTCTACAGTCTCATCTGACCGCAATCGTACTTTACTCATCATCTCCCTTTCTCAATAAGTATCGTAACGCTAACACAGCCTGCTGAGGCACTACGCCATTACCGCACGCTTTCAGCTGATCATTACGTTTGATGCCTATAGCCGGTGAGGTAATCCATCCTTCAGGCATACCCATCATCCATTCGGTAAATTTAGCGCTCAATCTAGGTGCGCCATCTTTACCAGTTGGCTCAGTAGGCTCAGGAGCTTTACGGCCTAAGACAGATTCCCAGCGTTCAATAGCAGGCTCAAACTGACCCCACTTCCCGTGAAAGACTGCACGAGCAACTGTATCTGTCTGAACTATGCCATCACGCTCATACGCAGATTGGCCATCTTTATAATCCCTGGTAGTGGGAGTAGGAATCAAATCAGCACGATGAACTATCTGAGCCAATGACACACTATGCAGAGAACCATCAGACTGCTGAGAAGAAGCTAAGCCATCAGTAAACTGATCAGCCACAGTAGGAGTAGGAAGATTACGCTTAGGCTGAATATGGCCAAAATGACCAAGTATCTGCCAGCCCAACTTCAGATTATTACCACCAGCTTTAGCATCATCAGGGTGCAATGCACCACCCTCAGCTTCACTACTTATTGGGGTACGCAATAATGAAGATTCTGTACCTTCCATGTGGAGCGCCTGCATCTGCTGCGCGTAAACCACACCATTCCGCATCATACCCGAGGTCGGCCAGACTTCCAAGAACAGCTCCAAGTGCTCGCAGAGAAGGCTCACCTGATTCGTTTCCCATACACCACGAGCAGTGTTCCAGCTCGCTGTTGGCTGCACCTGCACTAAGTAATCCTCTGACATTTTCAATAACCACCAATCCTGGTTTCAGTATTTCAATAGCTTTAGCAAACTCTGACCACAAACCTGATCGAGTACCATCCTTCAAACCGCGTCTAGCACCAGCAAGCGACACATCCTGACAGGGGAAACCGCCAGTGAGAATATCTACCGGCTCAACCGCTGCCCAATCAACTTTGCTAACGTCACGATAGTTAGGCACGTCAGTCCAGTGAGCGTCAAGAATAGCTGACGGCGCATCTTCCCACTCACAGTGCCATGCAACTTCAGCATCAAGCACTTCCATAACGCCCAAATCCAGACCACCATTCAGTAGCCTGAGAATAGGCTACCAATACGCAACTTCTCAGACATTTGTTCCCCTTTCGCCATAAGTTTTCAACATTTGGACAACAACTTCAGTAACGCTAACCCCATCAGACTCAGCCTGATCCTTAGCAGCGTTATATATCTCATCAGAAATACGGAACGATCTAAGCGGCGTGTTTGCCATTATGCTTACCCTTCCAATTTTTCCTATAGAGTTCATCACTCAACTTCCTAGCGCAGTCATAACAGCCATACCAGGCAACATCATGCTTCACCCGAAACTCACACATATTGTTTTCAGCGTTCTTGCCGCCACAGTAGAAACAAATCTTTTTAGCCACAGTTCGCACCATGCCAATCCCAGCAGTCAACAAACTCTGCATTACGCATCAGCCAACGATGACTAGGCTTGACCAGCTCATAAGCTATGGCCGTAAGCATCAAGCGACTGAGGGCCGTGTTAGCAAGGTGAGTGTCAACTACGAGGTCAAACACATCTTCAGAGTTGTATAGATCAGCTACACAGTCAAGCTCTTGCAGCTCAATATCTAGAGTCTTGTATGCGCCCATTATGCACCAGCCTTAGCTTCACGCTGCTTGCGAGCGATCTTACGCGCCCAGGTAGCCTGAATGAATGCTTCGTTATCTGCTTTGATTTGCTCTAGCTCAGTCATTTCTAACCCTTTCTTATTTGTAAGCGTTTGCTTATGTAAAGACACTACCACGAACAGCAGTAGTGTCAATACACATTTAGCAACTATTTTCTACGAGGAATCTTAGCCTTCCTCAACAGCGACCTACGCTCCTGCACAGCCAACCCACCCCACACGCCATAATCCATACGATTCTCTAGCGCATACTGCAGGCACTGATCCTTCACACGACACTCACCACACACCTTCTTGGCCAACTTCGTATCTACCAGGTTAGTAGCATCAGCGAAGAACAAGTCAGGCGCAACCTCAGTGCAGGCAGCACCATCCATCCACGCCCTACTCATTACCCGAATACCAACCAGAAGAACGCACCTGTGCAGCTCTCCAACCAGCCTCAAAGACAGCCTGCGGATTCCAGCCACGACCCAAATGCGTAGACTTCCTCACTTCCTCACGCTCAATCAGATAAGCCTGCCAAGCCTCATCCATATCACGCGCATCATCACCATTCATTTATGCACCCTCAGCCATAATAGATTTCAACGTAGCCATCAACCGCATCTGCTGCAGCTCCAAGCCCTTAGCCTTAGCCCTAGCACGATTGTATGAAGCACGAGCAATAACTGCACCATCACGCGCCTGCAATGCCTTCTCACGCGCCACAGCCTTACGATCTTCAATACTACCCTCAGCCGTTAGATAGGTTTTATCCATCTCAGACTGTGCCTTCATCTCAGCACGCTCAGCCTCAACCTCAAGCAACTGAATAGCATCAGCAGCCTTATACAGCTCACGGCCAACCTGAGTCAGCTCTAAACGTATCTCATCAGGACTCAACAAGCTCACCACCAATCAACCCAATCAAGCCACGCATATTCAAAACAACACGCATCCCATCGTCATCAAGAACAGTCAAACCATCACCGGCATCATTCTGCACATTCTTCTTCAACTCATAAATGATGCGTTCACGTTCCTCAGCGCGACCCCACACGCGGCCCTCATGAAAGACAGGGTTATCCCAATCAAGACTCATAACAAACCCTCAGCCTTCAAAACACGCTTCAACTCTTTACGATGATATTCAAGCATCCCAACAGCACCATCATCAGAATAACCGCCATCAATCTTAATCATGAAATCAATGCCACCATGAGCAGAACGCACCTCATAAACATTTACAAGATCAACGTGGTCAGCAAAATACTCTTTTAACGCGCTCATGCTAGAACCTTCTTACGAGCGGTCACAGCAGACTGAACCTGCTTACTAAACCCACCCTTAACAGCATCATGCCAAAGCGACTGCAAACCATCCACAGTAGAAGCCTCAGTAACTAAATCTAGAAAGCCGTCAGGAACAACAACATCAGGCACTACAGTTTGGCGCTCATCATAATAAGCATCAGGGTCTTTCTCATCAGTAGGCAACATTAAAGTCTGTAACAGATAGGTTCGCAATGCCACACTCATAGCCTTAGCAGTAGCCTTGTCGCTAGTATCCATAGCCTCAGCAGCTACAACACCGCGAATAGGTGCAGTGCCGTCAGTGCCGTACCAGTCAAAAGCCACCGTTAGAAACGCCTCAACTGTAGGCGTGCCGCTTTTAGTAACTCCACGGTCATACTGCTTCTTCAAAACAGTTGGCACAATCACGCCACCAACCTCACGCAGTGCAGGAGCAATAGCATTTACAACCGCATCAATGCCACGGAAGTTAAACCGCTGTGCATCGTTACGCTCTTTCTTAGCGACTGCTTGCACCTTTTCCATCACTGCCTGAATAGACTCAGCAGCGCTTATCTTCTTTTCAACCATTAGTTTCCCTTTTCTCTCAACGAACGCTCCCAATAGACAGCGTGTTCTTGCACCTTCTGAGCAGTCAGAATCAGCTCAGAAATCATTTCCTCATTACGGTCAATCCATTGAGTCTCAACATCAAACCCAGGCACAAAACCTTCAGGGCCTTCAAGCCGAAGCTCATAAGCAAACAGACACTTCTCAGCGCCAGTAACGTAAAGCTGCCACTGCACCTGACGCATATAGTTAGCAGGCACTTTATCCAAAGGCTTACCAGAAGTCTTATATTCGCCAATAACAACGTGATCCAGCGACAGCCCATCAGGTGTAGCCATCTGCCACTCATTGCCTGCACCATCAGCACACAGCAACCAGTCATTAGGCAAAATGCCAAACCTATCCTTCACCACATGAGCAATGTGTGCCTCACGCTCAGTACCCCACGACATGAAAGCGTTAGCCTCAATCGGCGTAGGGTTCTCAATCTGTGCCAGCACTTCTTTCATCCCTGCAGGAGTCGAAGCCTTAGCAACCTGAGTAGCAGTAACGCCACGGTCACGCGCTGCAAGCCAAAGTTCACGAGTCTGACTAGAAGCTATAAAGCGCTCAATGTTAATCACAGCTTGCCCACCTCTTTAGCCATTTCTACGCCACGCAACTCAGGAGAGCCACCACGCAACAACACTGTGAAAGTCTCCAGCGTCATAGTCACATACTGTTCACCAGGCTTAGCCGATCCATGCTTCTTGTGAGCAACTACGCCAGCGACAGTAGCGCCAGTCACATCATCATCATTCTTACGCTCAATCTCAGCTTCCTTAATCCACTGAGGCAAACCATCACGAGCAGTATTCTTACACTCAATAACGACATGACCACCGGCCACAGTCTTTACACCGTGAATATCTCCACGATCCTTAGCGCCCATCTTGACGCGGCGGCTAATCAGAATGTCTGCCAGCTTCATAGCTAGATAGTCAGCCACCATAGTTTCAAAGCTTGTGCCAGCCTTTTTAGCTGACGCTCTATTTCTAACCATTGTTTCCCTTTCATTTGGTTATTTGAGTATAGGCATAAGCCACTGACATCACCAAAACATTTTAGGTAAGTGTAAAAATATGTTTGACATTTTTACACATAGCCCTAAACTGTAAATACATAAGAAAGGGGCTTCCCAATGGAAACCGAATATCAACCAGTACCAGCAAGCCAAGCAGTCGAATCATACGGCTCAACCGAATACCACGATGACCACTCACTAGCCATAGGCTGTGGCGTAACAGCCGTTCTAGTCATGTTCCTTACCATCGTAGGGCTGGTGACTCTATATGTCTAAATTAGCCGTACTATCATTCCTATTCACCACAGTCGCCGCGATTAGTTGGCAATTTAACGGTGCAACACTTCTAGGCATTA